TATTTTTGATCAAGATTTAAACTGCAAATTCACACTGATTAAAACTGATAATTACAATAAAGTTTATGATTATCTTATGACTATCGATCAAGGGGTTGCCCCATCTGAGATTAGGAAGTATCAGCATATTATTAAGCAGCTTGTGATTGATTCAGGAAGAGAAGGAGCCTTACGGTCAGTTTTACTTTCACCTATTGAATTAGAGAAAATAGAGGAAATGCTGAAGAGCAGAGATTTTATTAGTGAGAAAATTGTTGTTGCACTAGGAGATTCAACTGTTATATTTAAAATTCCCAATAAACTTACATATTTAGAGGACTATATCTTTGAAAAAAATGAGCTAACTACGGATGTTGTTTTGCGCTTTTTAGCAAAAGAGCCTACAGCAGGTAGGTATCCATTTGTAAGGTACGTCACAAAAGATAGCATCGAGGAATCTAAATTACACGATTACGAAAAAGAGAAACTTAAACAAAGGTTGAAGAATCATGGCAGTTTACAAGTTCAAATTGAGAGTATTCCCGACGCATATAAAATAAAAGAAACGCAACTTTCTGATATTATTGAGGGTAATCATGTGAAAGATAGAGAGTATTGCTTGATTGCTTATAATATTGGAAGGCTGGATCTTGAAGAAGTCGAAAGGTATATAAAAGATAAAGTGGGGGATCTCGTTAGCCGAGGAGAAAGTAAAATAAATACTCATTTAAGAAGGCTACTGTTAATTTTTGACCTTTATAAAAACAAAAGAAGTGACGCCTAACCAATTCAGGTTGCCGCCACTTCTAAATTTATTTTATGCTTTAATCTTACCTAAATATGAATGAACTGTCTATAGAGAAATTAAAACGGTGAATTAAGTATCTTTCGGGGCTCTTTTTTATATGCTGAATTTCAGGGGTAGCGGTTAAAGTAAATGGTCAGTACAGAGAGGGCGAGGTGAATGGTAAAAGAAGTCCTTTCTTGACGTACGCATGACGTACGGCTCGAGACAATAGTGAAGGGGGGATTTAGGGGGGATGCACGGACAAGTGCAGCTTTCCAGTATCCAATACATATAAACGCGAAGAAATGACATAATGTTGAAGGATTCCCTTCTTTTGGTGTCGAAAGATGACAATAACGAAGGGGGAATAGGTCATGAAAATGAGTGAAATACCAGGGGTAGAGCATTTTGAGCTATACGTTAAGTTTACGAAAGCAGAATACGTTGATTCTTTACTCGCAGGAAATTTTTATATGAACAATCTAAACTTTTATATCGAACTTGAAAATCAGAGTAAGAGAAAGGGGGTAGGGGATAAGTGGGAAGCTGCGCATGTTTTTCAATATGATGAAATGTACTACATGGATAGGGAAGAGAACAAAGTTTCTAAACTTGTTGGCAAAGGAGAACTCATAACACGGTTCGAAAAGGTGAGAGAGGTACCCGTATTTTGTTTTTCTAAATTTACTGCGAACGATTATTCTTTATATGAAGACACTGATGAATACATGAGTTTTAGATTGGATATTGGTAATGACATAAACAAATTCAAGGAATTTGGAGACACTGCGGTAATACTTCCGGTGAATACTGGAGAATTATTGAGTAAGGCAGCAAATTCTAAAGGTATAGATTCTGTATTCAAAGAAGTTAAGTACGGAAGCTTTTCAGAAAGATCTTTGGAAAAAATGAATGCAATCCACAAAGGATCTGTTGACATGTTTTTTGAGAAACACGATATGTTTAAATATCAAAGAGAGGTAAGATTAGCTTTATATAAAACCTTCGTAGATAGTCATTTTTTATTGGAAACACAAGAGATCAAGGAACACTCGATTGTTAGTTCGATAGAACAGTTTTTGGAGCGTTCTGCAATAATAGCCTGCAATACTGACAAAGCGCTTGATTAAGGCGCTTTTTTCTATGTCACAAAAAGGGATTACCTAGATGGGGGTGGTGATGTGCGGTGAAACTGACAGAGAAACAGAGACGCTTTGCGGATGAGTATATTCGGTTAGGGAATGCGACAGAGGCTGCGCTGAATGCTGGCTACAGCAAAAAGACAGCAAGAGCGATTGGAAGCGAGAACCTAACCAAACCTGACATAAAAGCATATATCGACCAACGGCTTGACGAATTGAAGAAAGAGTCCATCGCCGAGCAAGACGAGATCCTTCAGTTCCTAACTTCAGTTGTCCGTGGGAAGGCAAGAGGCACAAGCCTTGTTGGTCTTGGCATGGGTGAGCAAGCGGTAGAACAGGTTCCTCCAACACTCGCCGAGCGAACAAGAGCTGCTGAACTTCTCGGGAAACGGCATGGACTGTGGACCGAAAAGCACGACGTCAATGTAACGGGCGCCGTGCAATTCATCGATGACATCGGGATGGATGACAAATGACAGCAGTCAAGTTGCTGTCCGAGCTGTTCCCGCCGGCCTTTCATTCATTCTGGAAGGCTGCCATCGATCCAGACATCCTCCATGTGGTCTGCAAGGGCGGTCGTGGCTCAGGGAAGTCCTCGGACATCGCACACGCCATCATCCAGATCATCATGCGTTATCCGGTGAATGGGGTCGGAATCCGGAAGGTCGACAACACAATCGAGCTATCCATCTTCGAACAGCTCAAATGGGCCATTAACGAGCAGGGGGTTTCACACTTATTCAAGGTGACGAACTCACCCATGCGCCTCACCTACAAGCCCCGGGGCAACATGATTGTATTTCGAGGGGCAATGGATCCGGAACGAATCAAATCCCTCAAGACCTCCAACTTCCCGTTTGCCTTAGCTTGGGTGGAGGAGCTCGCTGAGTTTAAAACCGAAGAGGAAGTCACGACCATCACCAACTCCCTGTTGCGGGGAGAACTCGGGGATGGTCTTTTCTATAAGTTTTTCTACTCGTACAATCCGCCGAAACGAAAACATTCATGGGTGAATAAGAAGTACGAGACTTCCTTCCAACCTAAGAACACGTTCGTCCACCACTCGACCTATCTAGATAACCCGTTCATCTCCAAGCAGTTCATTGAGGAGGCGGAAGCGACTAAAGAGCGCAATCCGATGCGGTACGAGTGGGAGTATGGCGGCAAGGCTATCGGTTCCGGCGTTGTGCCGTTCGATAACCTGCAAGTCGAGCCTGGCTGCATCACCGATGAGATGGTGAAGTCGTTCGACAACATCCGGCAAGGGCTCGACTTTGGCTATGGTCCAGACCCGTTGGCTTTCGTCCGGTGGCATTACGACAAGAACAAGAACGGCATCTATGCGGTGGACGAGCTCTACGGGCAGAAGATCAGCAACCGGGAGGCCGCCAAGTGGATCAAGGGCAAAGGTTACGAGCGGCATGACATCACGGCGGACAGTGCGGAGCCGAAGTCCATTGATGAGCTGAAGCATGAGCATGGCATCCGGCGGATCCGAGGGGCGAAGAAGGGGCCTGATTCGGTTGAGTACGGCGAAGAGTGGCTGGATGACCTTGATTTCATCTGCATCGATCCTCTTCGGACGCCGAACATTGCCAGAGAGTTCGAGAACATCGATTACCAGACAGACAGGGATGGCAATCCGAAACCCCGGCTTGAGGATAAGGACAATCATACGATTGACTCGACGCGGTATGCATTCGAAGACGACATGAAAACTAGGAAGCGTGCCGGCATCTCCGGCGCCTCCGCATGGTAAAGGGGTGAGCACATGACCATTAATTGGAGCAAGTGGGATGAATCAGTCGTCCGCAATACGCACGGCAATTTGTACTACTATCGGGACCTATACGACGGCAAGCACGCGACGCTGTTCCCCCGGGCGCAGAAGCTGATCGAGGAAGGCGACATCGTGGACGTCATCACGTCAGGAGCCGCCAATGCCGCAAACGTGCAGACGCCGTATATCGTGGCAAACGTCGCCAAACTCATCCCGGAGATTCCGGCAACGCTTGTGGCCCGGTCGCTCGGTCCGATGACCAGCTCACTCCGCAATGACGAGGAGCGCAATCAGGACGCGAGCGACGAGACGGGCGACCTAATCGACGGACCGGACAAGGGTGAGTACAACTCCGAGATCGATGACCTACAAAATGAACTGATCCGGCAAATAGAACTCAACAGCAATCTGCAATTTGAACACTGGGGCAATATTGTCCAGCATCAGGTCGACGGCGGCCTTGTCGGTGTGCCTTGGTTGGATGAACGAGGCTTGCGTATCGAGTTTAAGAGCCGGGACGTCTACTACCCACACGAGGATGGTTTGGGCGCCGATCTGGCCTACAATCGGACGTTCGATGAAGAGGAATATCTGCACGTTTACCGGGAGCGCATCAAGGATGGTGACCTGCATACACAGCACCTGCTTTTCCATCTTACCGAAGAACACGAAACGGAAGAGCTTGA